GTTGAGACCAATTTTGTACGAGCTGTATGTATTATACTTTCCAAGTACAAGTGATTGCGCTGGTACACGAATAAAATGATCTTTAGCAAAAATTACCCCTTCAGAGATTGCAACTCGCTGTGTAAGCCCTCTAGAGGAGGTGCCGGAGGCTACATTAGCTGTATAACCACCAGTATTAGCAGTTATAATTTCGTTAACTGTAAATACTGTGTTACCTGTAGTACTGGTAGCACCTGTATCAATATATTTAACGTACAGAGTTTTAAGATCAGGATCTTCTGCTTCTGAACCTGTATCAGTATCGACAACTACCGCAAGAGCATTGGATGTTGAACCTCTAACCTGTGTACTAACAAAATTATTTGCTGTAACAACAGCACCAGTAGAATCGGCATCTCTTAATTTAACAAAGCTAACAATTTCGATTTTAGGTTCTACTCCTGTAAGAATAGCACCTTCTTTGTAAACATTTTCTCCAAAACGATCAATTTGATTCTGCAGTATAGTCTGCATTTGGGTCAATTCACGACCCTGAACTGCTAGACCAGGACGATACAAAATCCGATGATAGTTTTTGCTTTCATCGAAATCATCATAATATGGATCAACATTAAAGTTGGTATTCAATGTGACTGTGTTAGCTATAGCCATTTCTTATCTCGCTAATACTGCAGTGTTAGTTTAATATCTTCTATTTGATCGAATGTTCTTACTGAAACAGGTCTATTTTCAAGATATAATATCTGACCTTCATAAGGTTCTAATTCTCCAGACGTTACTGATGTTACGTTGCCAAAATATCCAGATGTATTTCCTGTTATTTTTTCATTTTGAAAAGTACCGTTTATACCAACAACTTTTAAATCACCGGTGGTGTTTGTTGATGTGTTGTTTGCAAATAGAACTACTCTTGCTGTTGCACCTGATAACGCACCTGTTATCATCTCGTCTTGATCTAAGACGCCTGTCATGTTTATTACTGCTAATTTAGTTGTTTGATCGTACGCTGTATCAGTAGCGCTTGTCAAACTATTACTAAGTAATGGATTTTTTAATAGACCAATTACTCTAAAATCATTATTGGAAGGTAAGTTGTTACCTTCGGTACCGCTCAATCTTACACTTAATGTTAAGTTATGAGCACATAATTCATCTACCGGATCAGATCCATGACCGCCTCGAGGCGAAATGTATGGTGTTGCTGTAGCTCCGGAGCCTTGAGGTGCTGTTATAACTACACTTGCTTTAGAATAGTCAGTACCTATACCAACCATATTTATTTTCTTAATCTGACCTGATGTTACGTTAGCATAAGCAGTAGCACCGGTACCATCACCACTAATCGTAACAAGAGGACTAATATGATATGTGCTAGATGTATTAGGTGTAATAGTAAATGCCGTATTTACAGTTAAAACTCTTGTGTCGCCTACGTAATCGGTTATTTCTCTTATCTGACTAGCACCTAGCCCGGACGAAATAAACACTGTAGCTCCTGTATAGTAATCATCTACCGTACTTGCACCAGTGTCTAATGTTATAACTGAAGAGTTTGTTACACCTGCTATAGTATTAGATCTCTGTGTGTAACCTGTGCCATTAGCAGTGACATCAATAACATGTATAGCCCCGTTAACAGCAGCTTGTTGAACATCCCATTGAGCACTACTGTCATCAGCGGTTAGTGTTTTTACAGGTATGTAAAAAGGTGTTAGAAAATCTAACGCTTCAGCTGCGGAAATGCTGTACATAAACTTCCATCTATAACCATCTGAAGTTGTAATTATAGAAGTACTAGTGCCTGTCGGCTCTACAGTAGATGTTGCTCCTCTATTATTAAATATACATTTGTATACATTGTTTGTAGCTGTTAATACATAAAACTTTTTACCTAAATGTGCATCCATATTCTCAAAGTTAGAATATTCATCATATACTGTACCTGTAGTCCAATTAATCCTTTCTACAGCAAATGACATGTCGTTAGTAGCGATTTTCTTTGCCGCTAACATATCTCTCCAAGGATCATAATCAACAGCTGTTGTCGATTCTGTAATTGCTGGAGGAGTATCACTATTAGGCCATTCCTGCAACCTACCAATAAAAAGATACAAGTAGTCAGGTGTAGCTTCACTAAACGCTTCTTTAAAATGCTCTGCGTTGTAAATTTTAAACTTTCTTGTTACTATAGCTGGCATGTTGTATCTCTAAATTTTATCTATTTATTTAGGTTCAAGAAGTGTAAAAATATGTTAATCCACTAATAACGGCTAGGTCGCCGTTAGCGTATGTTGCGTTGGCTGTAACAGCCAATGTATTAGCATCATCTATAGAAGAAACATTTAATGTAAACTCTTCACCCTCAGATGTAAATATTATTTGTGATCCTGGGCTTAGTTGTGTATCGAACGATGTTCCTATACCATCGTAAATCTTATTACCTGGCAGTGTACTGATTGTCAGTGCATCATAATCATCAATCTGATCTGCAGACAGATCGCTTATATTGTTTGCAATAAAGTTACTAATTGTACCAGGACCTACTGCTAGAACTTGATGATCTACCGGTATAGATAATGTAGATGTTATGCTTATCAGCTCAGCTCCACCAACACTTAATAATATTTCAGGATTGGAGACATTAGCTGTTGTTGTTATTGATGAAGTATCAATGAACATGTCAAGCTGATGTGTACCAAAGGCCGCGGTAGGCGCTATAGCTGTTGGTGACAACGTTGGAGTAACAGTTGGCGTACCAACACTTGCAGTTGACGTAATGGAATTGAGAGCTGCAAATTCAATAGAATAAAAGATATATGTGTTTGCTGAAAACTCTAAAGCAGCATTCGACTCTATCATTAAATCAGCAAAAACATTTGTACCAGCAGGGTGAAGTAGTTTTTTAACTATTTCACGATATGTGTTCATTGATTGTTTAGATCTTAACACATAAGCAAATTGCTGGTAGTAGTAATTGTCTTGAAGCTTATTATTCCAAGATATAAAACCTTTAGTGTCAGTATATTTTCCGTCGTAATCTATTACACCTGTAATCAACGGTGAACCAGTAGCATTAGTAGCTGATCTAGTAAGATTCTGTATTGTTAATAGTTCTGTTCTATTATAACGAGATCCAGCATTATCAACATTTACACCAGTAATAGAGCCGCCAACACTATTAGCAGTTACTACAGCATTGAAGCCTTTAATTCCACCTGAACCATCTGGTATTTCTTGATCAGCTATGTTGTCCTGTCTCACTGATACACTAGGTAAAATACTATAACCAGAGCCTCGCTCCGTAGCTGACATAGATGCTATTGTACCAACTGTGGTGTTTGATGTTCCTAATGCTGCACTAAGAACTGTAGACGAGTTAGCTATAGCCAAATTAGCACTTAGAGTCCCGGTGTTAGATGTTATAAATGTATTAGCATCTATCCTTGTACCGCTTAAATCGGAAATTGTATCATCGTAAGTTGTTATAGTCTCAGTATTGTTTATACTATCAACTTGAAAAATAGCTCCAGAACCGGACCCACCAATAAGTGTAACTGTTGCATCAGTTGTGTAACCGCTGCCTCCATCAACAAGCACTGGAACAATACTTGAACCTTCTACCGTTGTTACTGCACCATTTGCACCAGAGCCTGAGCTACTAATAATGCGTACTCTATCTCCTACTCTATGCTTAGAACCGCCAAATTGAATATCAACACCTTGCAAAGGTCCAACAGATGATATAATTCTTCCCGATATAACATTATCAGTTGTTCTTACTATCTCACGGTCTTGAAAAGTTCCTACTACATTAGTTAAAAATATTTCAAAGACTTCTATACCTTGTTCTAGAGTTGCAGTTACTCTGTTTACTTTCGCAGTAGCGCCTGACGTTGCTCCGGTTACATTTTTACCACCTATATCATATAAGCTTCCAGTAAATGGAGCAGAAAGTCTTAAAGCTTGCTCTTTAACCCATCTACCATCTGAAACTCTAAGTATATCCTCTCCAGGATAGTAAAAGTCAACCTCATCATCATAAAGAAGTCTGAAAAGCATTTTATATGCTTGCTCAGATCCTTTAGAACGATAAAGATCTTTGATTCTTGTAACAAGAAGGGCTTTGTTAGCTAGAACATCTTCAGGAAAATCAGCGAGAACTTCACGCTGGAAATATTTGATAAACTCGTTGTCAGTTGTGTCAATATCACCATACTTAAGAAGATTTTTAGAGCGATCGGTAATTTGATTTGTAGTTTCTAACCACTCATAGTAAGCGCGCATAAACGCTTTAAACTTAGGACCTTCAGTGTCTAAGAATTCAGGTATTATGTCGTCTATAAGTATGGAAGACTTATTATCCGTTGCCATTAGAATACCGTCGAAATAACGCCTGAACCAACTACCGTAGCACTACTACCTTGAGTACTTACGTTTGATGTTGATGATGTTACCTTTTTAAGTTTAGTATCAAAAAGTTCGATCTTAGCTTCTGTAATCGCTAGTATTTGATTACGTACACTTACAACACTGTCATCTCGTGGAACCGCGTAAACTTTTAGTGAAGTACCTTCGTAAGCAGTTATCAACAATTCGTTAAGTACTACAAGACCTGTCTTATAGTCTACAGTTCCTGCTAATCTATTTGTATATACTCTTACTCCTGATTCATCTATGTAATATATTCGTACATTACCGAAACCGTCATCATCAAAATAAGATTCAGTTCGATTTTCGTAAGTAAACTTACTAGACGTGATTGTGAGTCCACGGCCCGGGTGACTTTGAGGAGGAACTCTTAAAACTGCTCCTCCTGTAATATTCAGTAATGGATCATTAAACGGTATTCTGTATGTGGTCCTTGCAGTTGTAGTAGGAGCAAAATTCTTCATCATTCGAAGACTTATTTCTATATTAGTAATAGCTTCGTTTGCTGTGTAGATATCTTTTATTAGCTCTGAAGACGAATACTCTCTTCCAAACGAAACTAAATCAGAGAGTTCATACTGTACGACTCTATTTCCTATTGTATTAACTATTGCACCAGCAGTAGATGTTGTTAAGTTTGGATTATACTTAACTTCAATTGTTGGGACAACAAATTTATAAGTCGGATCTACCAACTCAGGTGTAATTGACATAACATTCTTATCAGATAAGAAAGCATCGATGTTGTCTTTTCTTGGATCAGAAATAAAGAAGCCTGTTTTAGGTTTTACAGAGATATACGCTTTACCGTATACAGGGGGATCGTTTTCTTGTCCACCCCAAACTGATACAGCTCCGATATCACCAAAATTATTTTTAATAATAGTTTCGTAATCACCGGTTGTTACAGCTCTGTTTTGAGCTTGATAGTTTCTTGGAGCGTTAAACTTAATAGAAGCAACGCTTTCTTGCTCTGCTCCACCTGTAGCCGAGGATGTAGTAAGTAGTGTAATGTTACTATAACCACTAATACTAGAAGGAGCAGTAAATGTATTAGCTCCTTGTGTTGCGGTACCGTTACATATCCTATAGTTTGCTTGTACTATATTGCCGTCATTTAGACCACGACCAACAACATTATCACCAAACTTAATCTCATATTTTCCGTCTTCATTTTCATCTAAGAAGAACGCATAAGTGTTTCCAGCAACGGCAGTAATGTCTGTTGCATTAGTCCATGTTGTTGTAGATGTGTTAGAAGAGGACTCTTGCACTCTTACTGTAATACTTCTTGTATCAACGTTCTCATTCGGTATAATATATCTAACAGGAGAAACTGAGCTTACAGTAAAACGATATGTAAAAGGCCTACCTTCAGTAATACTAAGATTAGTAGAATATATACCAGAAGGATTAGCATTTACAACTTCAGCTGTTGGGTTAACGTAGATATAATTAACACCATCGATAGTTGTAGTGAACTGAGTATCAGCTGGTACAGTAATTGTGTCAGGTGTATCACCAGGGGTGATAGTTACTTGCACTGTTGCAGTAGCGCCTTGAGCTGATCGTGGTGTGTAGTTAAGCATTTTTGCTCTTGAAACTACATTATTTCTTATCTGAGCAGAGTCTAAAAACATTTCGTTTCCAACCATGTTCAGATAAAAAGAATTCTTATATGTATTATACGCTAACAGATTCAAAAGAATCTGCATAGTAGATGATTCGTAGTTGTAGTCACCGAGTTCTGTCTGATTAGATAGAAACGTTTTGAGATCGTTTTTGATACCATCAAAGTCTATACTAGTCAGCTGTAGTGCGTTATTTGCGGCCATTTTACCTTGTTCTCTCTATTTCTAGACCAACAGTTATTGGTTGTGCTTCGTTCACTACGTAGAAACTTATTCCAACCTGAACCCTATTAGAATTGGGAGAAGCCACGACTTTAACATCACTTATTCTCGCTCTTGGCTCGTAGTTTCTTATTGCAGTCTTGATATCCTCTTCAATGTTAACTTGCTCAATAGGATCAAAATTTTCAAATAATCTACTACGGATATCAGCGCCAAAAAGTGGATCATATGGTCTTTCAAATCTATTAGTTAAAATAAGATTCTTCAAAGCACCAACAACAGCATCAGCATTCTTTTTTACTGCTACTTTTCCAGTAACAGGATGTGCAGTCATAGTTACACTGAGGTCACTAAACTGTACCTCCTTTCTTAACGGATTGACTGATCCCGATTTGGCCACTGTTATCCCTCAATTAATTTATTATTTATCAGCGTTTTTTACGTCTTGTATTTCTTTCCTGCGGACTTTAGCAAGTTTGGTAATTTCAGCTAGTGCTTTACGAGCTCTAGTACCTGCTGCTTTATTACCAGCTCCGTCAAATTTGTCACTTTCAGTAACATAGGTTTCAAATAAAGATTTTAACATTTCATGTGTCATAGTTTACTCCTTTGTTATGTTCCTGGTGTAGGTGGTACATTAAGTGCAGTATGCTTGTGCGTTGTTAATCCAACTTGTAGACCAGGTGCGCCTGCTGTTACTGTAAGACCTGTTATAGCACCAGAAGCAGTTAGTGTTGTAGCAGAAACAGAACCACTGGTTAATGTAAAGGCACCGCTTGCTGCTGTTGTAGTAAACGCTCCATTATAAATGTGAGTAGCTGTACCACCAACTGTGCGTATATCAGCGCCAGTAATTTTAACTGTAGAGGTACCAGTAATTTCTTGTGTGCTTGAACCAATAACTTGAAGTTTATCGAGGCCTCCAACAAATATGTCTCTCTGACCAAACATTCCTAATGTTTGACCACCGACAATAAATTTATCCTCACTCTTACCGACTGTTGTATACATATTACCTGCTACGTTTAATTCGTAGTCACCAGCAATATTTGTACGCATACTACCGTCAACAGTTAAGTTAATATCACCTTTAATATTTACAAAGCTTGAACCACAGATAATTTCGTAGTTATCACCGATTACTTTAACAATTTTGTCTCCGCTTGGAGATCTACGTTCATCATACCCGCCGTTGCAGTCATATGTTACTTGTCTAGTCAAGAAATCATAGCTTCCACCCCCGTCTTCGTCCATGTCAAATGGACCGAATACTGTTTCAGTCATGAAACCTGCTTCTGAAGCTACGGTCTGGACGTAAGGATATCTTTTATCATCCGGCTCTTCTGGCTCATCCCATGTGGTACCACCAGACGCACCTAATGTAATACCTGTTACCCGAGAATCCTTTCTCAACTTAGATTGAGCTGATTCGTAATTTTCTTCTACACGTGCAGCTCTTGGTAGTTCTGACTCTACAGTACCGTCAGCATTATTTCTATAGCCTGGAATCTGACCCATAATCATTGGACGTTGAGCTTTGTCACCATCCATAAAGAAACCAAATACCCATACACCAATACCTAAACCGGTTGGAGCAGCTGCAGGAGCTGTCACAGGCTGTATAGTTTGAGCCCAGGGTAAATCAGTAGTAGGGAGTTCTTCTTTTGAAGGATGCCAGCCGAAACATCTTACTCTTACTCTTCCTACTTTTAAGGGATCATTTCTGTCTTCTACTTCGCCAATAAACCAAGTAAAGTTATATCCTAAAAAATCATTCTTAAAATCCATTACTCACCTCCACCAGTGACAGCAGATGATGCTGAATCTTTTAATGCTGCCGCGTCTGCTTTCACATCTGTTATAGGGCCTTTAAAAATAGGTATTTTTTCAAGCAACGCTATAATTCTAATAAGCTTAGCCATTTTAGCAGGAGACACATTCAGTGCAGATAAAACTTTTGTTGTTGCTAGGGTTACACCAGCTGCCACTGCTGCGTTCTTAATATTTTCTACAGCGTTCTCTGCTAACTCTTGACCTTGAGCTGCGATATCATCGCTGGCAGAATCTAAAGTTTGATCCAGGCTGTTACTTAACGTAGCTTCATCTGTTACAACATCAGAGGCACCTTCTGCATTAGGATCTGCAGCTGCAGCTGTGGCATCAGAAAGAGATTTATCTACTTCACTTGTAGCTTTTTCAGTTACAACTGATAAGGCTTTTCCTTCTGCACTGGCAAC